AAGCGACTGGAGCTCGTTGCGCGCCTTACTAGTGCTGGCCTTCTCGTCAACACTAACTAGAGCTTGCCGCAGCTTCTCTAGGTTGGCGAGAGCCTGCCGACCATCAGCCTTGACGACAATCTCAATCGTGTCGGCCATTAGTCTGCGGCCTCTTCTTGCGCGCGTCGCTCATCCGCCAGCTTCTGGCTGAGAACGCTCGTCCACTTCATGTGCCGCCGGATCGCAGAGAGTGGCTTAGCTAGCCACAAGTCCGGCTCGACGCTGTAGAAACGCGCAAGCCGGTAGCAATCCAATATCAGGTCGTCTACAGATCCGGCGTGAAAAAAGGCACCAATTGCCAGGCGATGCTGTTCCAGTCTTTGGTGTTCAGCAACCTGATGGAGGAAGGCGGGACTGCCGCCAGTCTTGACATCATCGCCGTCATTTTCTTTTCGTCGAAGGATAGCTTGACGGTGTCGCCGCTGAACACATCGACGAGGACGGGATTGCCGCACCGCTCGATGTCGCCGCCGTTAGGCTCGCGGAAAGTAAGCTCGTCGACCTCTTCTCCGTTTGCCTGGATCGGCTTACGCAACTTGTACTTGATGGGTTGCCCAAAGACGGCCGCACCATTGGCCTCCTCCGGGGCCGCTTTGACTTCCTCTTCGTCTGCCACGCGAGTTCTCCCTCTCTACGGACTGTCGCCCTCCGGCGTCTCCATGACGTCGATTGCGACAGCAAAGTCTCGTTGCGCCTTTTGCGGCACTGGGTTTTCCCTGGTCCCCGATCGGAATTTGACCCATCCAAGCCGCATCCGGTCTACATAGATTGCCGTTCCAGCGGCGACCTTGAACGACATCTCATGACCATCTTTGTCGAACATGTCGTTGTAGAAGACGCCGTCGGTCGAGGTCTGGAACGTGACGTTGGCTTTGTCCCAGGCTGGCGGCATGGTCACCTTGATGAGGGGACCTTCGCTGCAATCGATGCCATCACTCAAGGACTGGCCAGCAGCGATGGTCGGTCCGTTGAGAACAGTAAGCTTCTTAGCCATGTCGCGCATCTCCTACTTGGAAAGAGTGGGAGCTGACCTGGCTTAGAGCAACTCTTCGCAGGTCGTTCCTTCGAAGCGAACCCGGAACTGACCTTCACGCGAATTGATCTCGATGGCGCTACGGCACCAAGCTTCCTTCAACACATAGACGCTGTTGTTGGCGAGCTCGGCGGTGACGGTAACGTCCACCATCGACTCAAGGTTCTCGACCGACATACCCTGCACGTCAGTCAAATCCCCTTCAATGTATGGCACCCTAGGCAGCTCGCTGAAGCCGTGCACATAGTCTTGCCCGGCAATACCGGCGCGCTCCACTGCGGAGGGCGATACCGTGAAATTTCCACGCAACGGGAGGAGCGCCCCGTCGACCTTGAAGAACGCGATGCCAGCAACCCGTTGACCCATTGAGGCCTCCTGTTAGACGGGGATTGGAAAAGAAAGAAAGGTTGGGCTGTCCCCCATGAGCATAGGAGCAACCCAACCCGTTAGGCGGCGGTGGATACTTTACGCCGCCTGACCCAGCGTGGTGGCGCCAGCGGTGATCTCGGCGTCGTTGCCACGATTGTATTGCAAGCGGAACTGCACAAGCACCGCGAAGATGCGGAGCTGGTTGACCAAGTCGGGCGGGTAGAGAACGTTGACCCGGTTGGGGTTGTTCGAGTCGCGCTCGACAATAAGGTGGCTCTTGAAGTTGGCCACATCCTCCACGAGACCGTTGAACTCGTCGATGCGATACTGCGCCACGAGCTCGGCCTTGATCGACTTCGGCGTGACGATCGCCTGACCAACACCGAAGCGGGTGCCATCGTTCGCCAGCTTATGCCGGGGGAACTTGCTGGTGATGGCGTGCCGCTGATTGCGGATAAGGCGGGCGAGCGTGGCCATCGTGGTCACCAGCTCGTACGCATCATCACTCTGCGAATAGAGGTTGAGCTGGTAGGTGGTGGTTTCACGCAGGATCATGGGGAAGTTGTCGGATCCAGTCTTCTGCGTGGCCAGCCCGTTGCCGCTGATGGAGTTGAGCTCCATCAGATTGAACCGGAAGTCGCCGGGAGCTGGCAGGACCAGATTGAGCGACAAGGTCTGGAGCGGCCGAGCCGGATCATTCGTCAAGGCCCGCGCGGCCTTGGCGCAATAAGCCGAGCACCACTCGTAGATCGGAGTGGGCGACATCTGCTCGACTGCCATCACCGAGGTCAGTCCGCTATTGCGGGTGGCGCCCCAGATAATGAAGTCGGCATAGTCGGCTCGCTTGGCGGTGAAGATATGTCCGTACAATTGACGCATCCACCCCCACCTTCCGGTGTCGGAAAATCCATACTCCTGTTCCCACGCCAGCAGGGAGGTAGAGTCGGTATAGGGCATTGCGACGTATTCGAACTCACGCTCGCCGAGCTTCGAAATAGCGTTGTCGAAGTTGGGCACGCCGGCGCCGCCAGTGAGACGACCGAAGACGTTGGAGGGCGGCGACTCGCCGGAACCGGAGAACGTCAGCAGCACGCCAATCGGGGTTTCTTCGCCACCGATGCGGCCATAGTAATTCATCATCATGCTGATGTCGTTGCCGCCACCTCCCGGCGTCTTGCAGGTAATGGTGACGCGGTTGGCCAAAGAGACCGCGGTGACCGGAAGGTATGCAGTCTCGTTGATCTCGCTCGCAATCTGCGCGGCGATCTCGTCCGGGGTATCGCTGGCGCCGATGGTGACCGCAATCTTGTGACCAGCAACGTAGAGCGCGATGACGCCGGCTTCGAACATCGGCGGCGAGTCTACGCCCGAGACATCGATGGTGCCGCTGGCGGCGGTGGAGCCTTCATCAGGATCGACACCCAGGCCCCAGACCTCGTGCGCGAAGTTGTTGGCGAAGAAGGCCTTGAACATGCAGCTGATCTCGGAGCCCTGACCATAGGCTCGGTCAACCTGAGCTTGCGTGCCCATCGGACGGGGGATGTCGGCGGGTTGCAGGCCACTCGCCATCTTGGCGCCGACGATGAGCGCAGGCTGGCGCACGATCGGCAAACCAGCTTGCGAAGGATCCACTTCCGCCCAGTACAGCGGGATACGCCAATTGGCGGGAATGTTGTTAAACGAAATCGGCATAGCAGGCCTCCTTCAGTGGATTGGGACTTGGGTTGCTGCCGCGTCGTATCTTCGCTGCCTGCTCTGCGGCGTCGCGCATGGCTGCATCTTGCTTCAGTAACTCGCTCGCATATTCCCAGCCGTAAACCCGCACCAGTTGGGCCAAGTACTCATCCTCAAGAGTGATCGGATGGAGAACCGAGGGACGTCCATCGTGGGTGGCTTCGCCATGTTCCATACGATCCCCCGGCGACGCTGGCGGTGCTCGCAGGAGGAGGAACCAACCGCGAGTGCCCGCCAGCGCCCTCGTCGCGGAGCCTTCCGCGCTGAGCTAGAACTTGTGGTTGAGGATGTAGCTTAGACCGAAGAGAACTAGCATCATGATGCTGCCGGTAACAAAGCCGTACAGCCAAGCCATGACTACTTCCTGTTCCTTCGGTATTCTCATTGGTACAAGAGCAGCTGGGAAATTGGGGGACCCACCATCAGCCTCCGCGTGGTAGCCAGACTAATGCGGCCAACTCCCAGCCGTCCTGCACCACTAAGTCTGAGAGAAGAGGTCGCCACTCTCAGGCTCTTGTGGCTCTGCGTCCCCGTTTGGCTCAGTTTCCATCGGCAAAGGTTCGGGGGCTTCCGTCAGCACCGTACCGTCCTGGATGCGGCGCTTGGTAAACTGGTCAAAGGGCCACTCCACGCTGTCGTAGATAGTGGCGCGAAACTTGATGTTGCCGAGCGGGTGCTTGAGGTACTTGCGGACCTCTTCCGAGGAATATTCCTTGGTCCTGCCCGGCCAGACGCGAATGCGGCCAATCTGAAAGCGGTCACTGCCTTCCTCAAAGCCGGTCATCTTGTTGGTAATGACTTCCATAGGTTCCTCCTGCTAGGGTGCACCACCGCCATCAGTATCCGGCGCATGACTGATGGCAACCTTCGGCCACTCAAAGTCGCGGTCTTGGTCTGTGCGTTCGAACCGGTCAGGCGAGTCGCCGGAGCTACCGGTCTGCAGGTTGATCGGCACCGTCACCTGCTGCACGCTGTCCGCTTCCTCGAGACTTGGGTAAGCCGTCTCAAGGTGGATTAGATCAAGATCGTCAGTCACATTCGGCGGATAGTCGTACTTGGTAACAAAAGTAAACTCGGCGCGCAGCTCCCCAATTGGCGTCTCGTTCTGACTACCAAGAGCACCAAACACGTTCTGCCGCCGGATGCGAGTAACGCCCTCGATGTCGTACAGCCCGGCCGGAGCGAAGCCGATGAAGGTTGGGTCTTGTAATAGCCCTCGCATGATGATGTCGAAGGCTACGTCCAGCGCGCTCTCGAGCTCGTCGGACTCGACGTTGCGTAGGATCACGCTGATGCCGACAATGGACTCAGACCTAAGCCGCGGCTCGCCGGCATTCCAATCGCCATCCGAGCCTTGGGTTTCAGGGAGCAGGTAAACGCCGCAATAGGGCAGATCGGTAGGCTGCACCTGATAGGCCTGCGCCTCCCGAAAAGTAAACTTGGCAAAGAACGGGAAGGCCTTTAGCCGCTCCACGATCCCGTGCTGGATTTTGCGAACCGCGCTCATCCGGGTCTGGTCTCGTCAGTGACGGCAAGGCGCAGAGACAATCGCGCGCGGCCATCGTGAAACTCGTCAACGTCCACGATCTCATAGGGGCCCTTTTCCGGCATCGACATATGCGCCGGAACGAACACCCAATCGCGAGCTTGCGGCGGTACTGGATATTCCGTCAGCCTGATGTCGATAGCGGACTTCTGGTCGGAGAACACCACGGTGTCCTCGGTCATCACGTCCATCGGCGTGGTCACAAAGACGCCGCGCTTGTTGTACGAAGGCTTGCCGGGTTGCGAAATATACGGAGTGATTACGATCGGGCGCGAAAAGATATTCTGCACCTGCTGCAAAACCAGGACGTTGTAGTCAAGCATCAGCTGGCTCCATACTTCATATAGCTGACGAACTTGGCGGCCTTCTCTTCCGCGATGTCCCGCAGGTTCAGAACCGGCTTGATGGTGGTCCGGGGAATGCCGATAAAGGCAATCTTTTTAGTCACTGCATTGATGAGGATGTTCTTGCCAGGCAGCTTGATTAGTTTGCCGCCGTAGTAACGAGCGCGAGAGCGGCCAAAGATATTCCCAGGAGCGGGTAGCCATAGGATCGGAGAGCCAACCGAAGTCGCGCCATATTCCCAAGCCTTCATAAAGTTGGGCCAAATGAACATGCGCAACGCATATCCGGTCTCGCCCCTTCTCTGCACTGCAACGCGGTTCTTCTTGGACTTGGCAAAGCGTCCCATTCCGCCAGCTGCGATGTCCGCCCGCATCGAGGCTTCGAGGTCTTTCGCCAGAGCATCAACGGCTTCGCGCGTAACGTTTCCAAAGTTACGCACACTCATTCGGGTCTGGACTAGGAAATCTTCCGCCATGGCTAGGCCACGTACAGACGCTTGTAGGGTTGAATGAGCGCGGTCGCTTGCGGCGAGAGCGGCGAGGCCTTGGAGGGGGCACCAGTGCGGCTCATGCCGGGTGGAGGAAAGAACCGGATGGAGCCGGTGGCGTTATCGGTGATGCTCTGCATCGAGGGATCGCGCGAGCCAAGATAGTACGTGCTGCGGATCAAGTCGATGCAGGCTAGCTGGAGCGGACCGGGCGCTTCGTCCGGGAGCTCGTAGCCACCACTGTAGGTGATGATATTGGTGCCGACGAGATCGCCATGCAGGACGCCGCCGCCGGCATCATAGACGGTGATATCATCGATGATGGAATTGTCGTCGTTGTAAATGCTGTCGATATCCACGATCGGATAGCGGTTGAGAACGAGGCCACCCTCGGCGCTGCCGTTTAGCACCGTCGTCTCTTCCACCTTCTCGAGCGCGAATACCCGGTCACAAATATCGGCAATCACCTTGGACGCAAACGTGATGAGCGCGGCGATGCGCGCATCATCGGTGTCGGTGGTAATGTTGAGGAAGGCCTTGACGTAGTCGACCGTGACTAGGTCATAACTGTCGGCCGGTTCCAGAACTCTAATGAGTGGCGTGTGCTGCATCTTCTACCCGCTTGAGCAACCGGTAAGCCGTTCCATTCCGCATCTCGGTGACGGTGAACTGCTGATAGGCTAGCGAGCGGCACCATTCCATGCGCTCTGGCCGCTTCGCATATTCGAGGTCACGGAAGTCTAGGTTGCCGACTGGAGCCGCCATCGAGAGTGGTGACACAAACACCGGGATGCCGGCGATCACCGCGTCGACGGCCACGTTGGAGCTATGCGTCACTACTGCCCAGCAGTTGTTTAGATCGCGCGCCAACGGGACCTTAGAGTTGCGAGGCCGAACGATGATGGTGCGATCGGTGGCCTTGCGTAAAGCGCGCTCGGTTTCCTCGATCCAGTACGGCATATCGAGTCCGATGCCGCAGCCGTACTCCAAGCCCGGCAATGCCAATAGGATGTGGTTGCCATGCCGGCGCCAAGGTCTTAGCCGTATCTCCAGCCGTTCGAACCGGTCGGGCGGACAGTCCGGTAAGAAACGAGCGGACATCCCTTGGTACGTGAACCGGTAGTACCCGTAGGGTAGGCCGCGACCAGGACGCCAGAACCCATTGTCGATGTGCCAATACGGCCGCCGGAGGTCGCACGCCCGTTTGAGAACATTCTCGGTGCCCCAAATTTGCCCGTAGCACGCCACCGGGTTCTCGTCTTCAGGCGGCATTCCGTAGACACAGCGCGCACCATGCCAACCGCGAGCGAGATTGCGCATAATCATTTCGAACTTTTCGCGGCGATGCTGCCACCAGATTGGGCACCACAACATTTCCCGCTCACCAAGTCAGAATGTAATCCCCGGATATCTCATCCACTACCTTGGCGCCCCACGATTGCAGCAGATTGACTGCGGCCATTCTCTCAATGCCCTGGCGCTCGGCTAATCCCGGCTTCTGCTCGATGATTATGGTTGGGTGGTCGCGGCAGATTATTATCTCGCCACCCTGCACCACGTAGAGCTCGAAGCCTTCCACGTCGATCTTGATGAAGTCGATACTTTTGAAGTTGAAGTCATCCAGCTCCCGGATCAGCACGTTGCCGGACGCGTCGTCGCGCTTGAGGTAAGTGTTCCCGGAGCTGCCATGCTCCGTCACCAACCGGCCCCATCCGGCCCGGTCACCGAGCGCGATACGGAAGAACTCGATGGTGCCGGAAGAGACGTTCTTTGCAAAGCACTCGCTCTGCTCCACACTAGGCTCGAATGCCACTACCTGCTGGAAGCGCTTGACCAGATGCATTGACCAGAGGCCGACATGCGCCCCCACATCGATGGCGCGCCGCCAGTTCCTGACGTGCTTCAAGGCGCGTTCAATCTTGTGGTACTGGTACGTAAGTTTGCCGTCGACCTTGACGTTGACACTACGCATCCACTCGATCAAATGCTGCTCATGGTCTGGCAGCCAAATCCCCCCAAACTGTTTCATAGTAACTCACAAGCATGGGATACAATCTCGTCCGGGGTAATGCGGCGCATTGCTTGCTCACAGTGATCGCAACGAGTAATGGAACCACAGGCCTCGGCTCCACCGGTCAAATTGATATGATTATCGTAGCCAGTGACGGAAGGCGGAACGAAGCCGCCAAACAGAACTATAGCCGGAATGTTGAGCGCAGCTGCGGCGTGATGCAGGCCACCCTCAGGTCCGATGTAGAGCTTGGCTTTCGCCATCCGAGCTAGACCTTGCCGGATCGTGGGCGAGGGGATGAGCCGGACGCCATTCAGCTTGGTCGTGATGCCGGGGTATTCGAACTGCGCCACGTCGAAGCCGCGGT